CCGGAACCCGAGTCCTACGCCATGCTGCTGGCTGGCCTGGGCGCCCTGGGCTTCATGGTCCGTCGCCGCCAGACCAACAAGGCCTTATTCACCGGGATCACCTCCGTTAAACAACACCTTAAAATCGCAGCACCTGACAGACCGACATTCGTTCAGAAGGAAGTGTTCTCCCTTCCTGAAGTCGAGGAGTCAGAGCTTGGCAACTCTAGAGACAAATTTGAGTTGTTGGGCCGCCCAATGGAACAGGGCAGTGCAATGTCCCGACCCTGGTGGGTACTCGCTAAGTTCCGCGAGGCCACCAGTCTCCTACTTCCGTATGGAGATGGTGAGGTCGTTAATTTGGCCACAGAATGCATTTTCAAGTGGATAGAGATCATGTTGCTCTACGGTTTTCAGCCACATTTGCTGTTGACTAAACGTGATAGCTGTCTACATGCCTTCCGCCAGACGTTAGATGATTGTCTTCAATTCATCGGTCAGGGGTTTACCTTCATGGACTACTTTAAATATAAGAATGCAGCGTTTTTTGCTGCCATAAGTAGTCAAGAATTACCACCCTGTAAAGGTTCACTCAACCTAACCCACCCTAATTGTTTACTGGGTGGGCCCTTCTATTGCTTCGTTAATGTTCTGAAGCGAAGGGGGGAGTTGTTGTCCTTTGCAGTGAGTATCCTTAATAGTAAAAAAGGTATGCCTCGACCCACAGACGCGATAGTGGACAAAGCCATAGCTGACACAGTTGTCGCCCTGACCACACCTGCTCCTGAACCTCCTACATTATCATATGAGGTTCCAGCAGTGTGTGATCGAGTAGCCAAGTGTGAGGCTGAGGCTTTGAGTTGCTGTCGTGAATCGATCGATGATTTGTTGGCAGAAGTCGTAGAAGACGTCTTTGAACCGTTCCACTTTACACTGGATGCACTTACGAAACCAGTCTTCCCATCCTTCGCTAGTAACTATTACGCGAGAGTCGATGAGGGGGGGGCTGTTGGTTGGTTCCAGGATTTAATTGACAAGGCTGATATAATACCTTGTGACTTGGAGACTGATAATATTATGATAAGTGAGCCACAAACTTCTCTTGATTTTGAGGGATTGCAGCGTGAGGTGCCTGGTGTGAGGTGGAGTGAGGGAAGGTGGAAGATTTGGTACCGAAACTGGTATTGGAACCAGTTCAGTAGAGCGTTAGAGGAAGAGCCCTATGTTAAACCAATTGGACTTAAAGAATCTTTAAAGGTCCGCGTTATTACAAAGGGGCCCCCTTGTACCTATTTCGTGCTGAAGCCTATACAGAAGTATATGTGGACGGCGATGAAAGGTCTACCTGTGTTCGAGTTAGTCGGAAAACAAATTTCGGCAACTATGATGGCACAGACGTTCGGTAGAGGATATGGCCGCGAGTTCTTTTCAGGTGACTACAGTGATGCAACAAACAAGATCCATTCATGGGTCTCAGAACGTTTGCTGCACCACCTAATCACTTTATGGGAAAAACAGTGCGGTCATGGCCTTTCTCAGCTGAAGGAGTTGATGCTAAGGTCGCTCACGCGACATATCATTGATTACGAGGGAGCTCGAGAACAGAAGAACGGACAATTGATGGGAAGTATTGTTTCCTTTCCCTTTTTATGTCTTGCCAATTTTGCTCTTGTGCGCTGGGCTCTTCGGGGTGCAGTGCAGATGAGTGAATTGAGTAATGGGATAAAGTGGCCGAGGGAACGTAAGTTCCATCCGCGAGATCGGGGGACTCCAATTAAGATTAACGGAGATGATTGTGCTTCGGTGTATGAGCTGACGGGGAGCAGCGTGTTTCAGGCTAGGTGGCGTGCCGGGGGGAGGGTGATGGGCTTGGTTGAGAGTGTGGGTAAGACCTACTTTTCGACTAAGTTTGTTACTTTGAATTCCCGATACTACCTTGTGACGGAACACGGCTTCGTTGAGGTTCCATTTATTAATCTGGGTCTATTAGATGGACTCAAGAGAAGTGAATCAGGAGAAGATATCCGATTGGCGAATAAGGATGCGATTGAAGATTTAGGCGCTATTTGGCAAGAACTTGCCAAAGAGTGTCCCACACATTTACTTGGACGTGTTTATGATGCGTTCATGTATAAAAACAAAGAAAGCCTTAAGAAGTTTCCGGGACAGTGGCGTTTGCCACCCTGCCTCGGGGGTCTGGGACTCCCGGGACAGTGGAATTACTTCGACATGCTAAGCGCCCGTGCCGCAACCTGTCTAATAGACGAAGGATCACGACCGCCCAAGCTAGGACAGGAGCGAAGAATGTTGTTGCACAGTAATGTGCTAAGTTATCTACAACATCTTCACCCCTTACTAGTTGAGCGGCCGTGCCTTCGCTTCTTAGACGCAGATGAGCCGGACGGTTGGTATGTCAATCTCTGCTATAAATTATGGCAGTTAGGCGGGGTTGAGTACACGACCTATAAAAATAAATATATTGAATGTGTGAGATGGAACCAAAAGGTGTCTAGATATACAAAGACGCATCCTGAACTAAAACCTCTAACGAGAAACATTAGGAGTTTTGATCCTGAGATCAGAGTTCCGGTACTGAATCGAGATTGGGCTTGCAGAAGGTTAAGCAAGTTCGAAAAGAAAGTGGTCATTGTGGGCATGTGAATAGTGCCCGGACATTGTCGGGGGTGTTGGCGGCGTGGTAAGATAATTGTGCATTGTGATGAGTGTCCTGTGAGAGCGGGGCAGAGATGAGATAGTCTCCAGGTATACATTTACCTGCGTCAAGCGAATAAACGTGAATTGGGCGTCACAGTGTGCAGATTACTACCCAACATCCTGGTTTGAAACGAAC